AAAAGTTCCAATTTTGTCTACGACACCTAAAAACCAGTCGCCGAATCCATTTTCAGACACTGTAACTCCAGGAGGCATATCACATAAAGCATGTGAATACATCTCAAGGGCAACAGGATCATAACAGGTATTCTTTCCAGCGAGGGTGATAAGTTGAGTATTATCATTACTTGGGTATTGTTGAATAAGACAATTCATGGTTATAGCAATAGTGGATTCGTTTGAAAGTCCAGTATAGAAGACACCTGAAGTGTTAATAGGGGAATGATGGCATGCGGGAAAAGCAAAAGAATCAGGTATAGCAGGAAAAGTGGTGGCCGTTGTTGGCGCCCAAGTTAAAACCTGACCTGTAAAAGTTGGATCTCCCAATTTTCCATACAACTGCATGGGTAACGTATAAGTAGGTGAATGTGGCATGTTGACCAGATCGTTAAATGATATCACAGAGTATGAACCCTCTTCAGCTCCGTATTGACGTGAGCCATGGATGAGTAGGGCCTCTGCTGGGGTTTTTGGTGGTTGTGCATATTCAATAACGGACAAAGATTGACTTAACTTTGCTGTCATCGCGGTATTGACTAGGGACATAGTCATTGAATCATCTCCTCCCTGAGGGATTCGATAATAAATGACTTGACCACCCTTGTTTAAAACAGGAGTTGTATTTACGGTTTCTAAACCCATACCAACAATTCGTGATTCACCAAGAAAATATTCTGCAGGTATATCCAAACCAGGAACAACAACTGAAGCACCTTCTAAGATGCCAGTCTCTGAGCCGGTATGACCAGCGACTGCCATAATTCCTCCCCACAATGTGGATGTAGGAACTCCCAAAATTGGGATTTGCATATTGGCACCAGATATATTAGTTTTTCCAGTTACAGGATGTTTACAGAAGAATGGTGTATTATAAATGTGAAGATCCCAAGTAGTTCCTAAAGGAAGTAAGGTTGGGGGTCGGGACACAGTAATAGTCTGTTTAACAAGTTGCACCAATGAAGGGGCATTATTTACATCCGGCCATCCGGCGGGAGTAAAATCAGTATCATGAAAAGGATCTATTGCTCCAATGAGCCAGTCCTTACCTTTGTTTGTAAGTTTACGTTCACGTACAAGTTTGTCTAACAGTTTTTCGGCTCTAACAGTTTTTGAAGTCATTATACTTAAACTATTTAAACCCTCCCTGTACATTGCAATGTAGTCCGAATCATCGTTTGACGGCGAATCTAAGAAAAAATTATGAAACTTAGATTCACGACCAGTTATGACGTAATCAATATTTTGTGGATCCATTAAAAGATCATGTACAACCAATTCTACATCTTTGAGAAAGGATCGGTATTTAGAAACATGATGAGAAATCAATTTCTTAAGGATTGTATTTAATGTTGGTTCGTGCACAGCGAGTATGTGTAAACTCAATAATTTCATGAGGTAATCTCCCGGTGGGGATTTTGCTCCGAATTTTATAGATGAGGTTAACTTATCAATTCTTGGTTTTGGAAAATAATATCCATTATTATAATCTGCATAGGATCCAAGGAAGGAAAAAATAGCTGGGACGGGAGCCCCAGCCTCTTTTTCTAAAACATGGGTTGCTGATGGTTTTAGAGTCATACCATAAGAATTGTACATATCTTGCTGATGTCGAACATAATCTTCCTTAGTTATTCCTAATTCAGTATGTTTCACACCCATAAGAAAGTCGTCACTATATATTTTCATATTAAAGTAATCTAATATTTCTGACAAAGTGGGAAATCTTTCGAAACCCTGATAATACATACGGATGCAACAATCAAAACACATGATTAAATGTGCGATTGAATTATCAGAGGCTGTATTGTTTCCTCCACTATTATTTCCAACTTTTCTCCAAAAAATTACTCCAAGGGGTGTAACACAGACAGGATAAAGTGTGTGTGCTGTAACCCAATGTAATCTAGGAAGAAATTCATCTGGTAGTGTCAAGAATTTATTTCTTAAATAATAAACATCTCCAAGTGGGACTGTTCGATCCCAACCACTGCAGTCACCATCTCCTAAGAGGGTGAAAGGTTCAAAACTTTTCATAAGGCGGTGAAAACCACCATATTGTCTAGTAAATCCATAAAGAATTATAGAACCTGTATCATTGGCTAGATTGGTAATATTTGAGTTTTGCTCATCATAGAAAAATTTCTGGTGAGACAATAGGGTAATAGGGGTACAAAATGTAGTTCTAATTTTGTTATCATCCACAATTTTCTCAAGTGGTAAAAGTTCTTTCTTCTCCCTCATTTGATTGAGGGGTATATAGTCAAACCTTTCCATTTCCTCTTGATACTCAGGTGAATTCATAGCATCTCCTTTGTTCCTAAATCCCATTTTTATCCATGGTATTCCAGGGCTTTTATCTAGAGCATACTCTCCAGTATGGCTGATTCCAGCAGTCAAAATAGGTCCCAAATACTCCTCAGCTAAGCTAAGTGCATGGGAATGATAAATGTTATCGGTTATAGTTTTAGAAACATCACACTTTTTCACAGATAATTCAACGTTTCCTAATGTTGGGAGTACCATTCTACTAGTTGCCTCAGAATCTATATATATAGACTCATCAATGGTAAGTTTGGTAGAAAATTCCTCAAAATAGGCATTTGTTTTTTCTGAAAAGTT